ACTATGTTTTTTAGGTTTATGGAGTTGCAAACCTGTTTGTTCAGAATGTAAGTTACTCATAATTGTTTAGTAAAAAATTATTCCTCCTTTCTTATTTGTTGAATCGTCATTTATTATACTACTATGTCCTGCGTGCTTTTGGTAGGTAGGATAATTAGTAATAACCACGCTATCATTTAAGAAATCTAGCATATCTTGTAAGAAGATATTTGCTTTTCTTTCTACATCTATCTTCATCATATTAAATTCTTGTGGAGATACCTTTGTACTGTAATCATCTATGTTTGTCATAACCCCACTAGAAGTTATATTGTTTTGGATTTCGTTCATTGCCTCTAATTTAACGAACCAACACAAAGTCCTCAACAAATAATCATCATATAGAGTTGAATTTGCAGCCGTCAAACTTGCATTATGCGTTTGTGTTACTAGTTCCTCATAGAACTCTCTACTTAACGGTTTTTCTAGATGAGTAATTTCAGCTATTTTAACTATACTCGAAGTAATTAAAGCAGTATCAAAAACTTGACTAACCATAGCCGTCTGTATTACTGTTGCAGCAGAAACAAGAGGATTCAAGTCGTTTATGTTCGTATAAGCCATTTCTAGCTACTTATTACTATGAACTGTAAGTCACAAGCTAATGTATTTGCTTTAGCAGTAACACTTGTCATATCTTCTAGTGTACCTTGTGTCACTGTATTAACTGCGTCCATTTGATTATTCATACAAACATAACTTTCTCCAGCACTTAATTTAACAGAAAAGTTTTCTGCTGCTGTTTTGAACGTTAATTGCATGAAGTTAGTATCGTCTAGATTTGTAAATCTCATATAGCTAACATTGTCTCCGATAACCGTGCCACTTCCATCTGCAGCACCCATTGTAAGAACACCTGTTTCACTTGTTGCTACTTCCATTGTTCTAGAATACGCTTCCCCTTGCGTTGTTGCTGAATGAGTTACTGAATTTCCATAAGTATCTCCATTTAATGTAATGCTCTCGGTAATTATACTTGTAAGCGTTGTTGCTGTTACTGTACTTGCCATTATTCCTTAATTTTTATATTATTATTTATTTCTTTTTCTTCAAGTTCTACTTCATCTTCTGCTTCTTTTTTATTTACTAGAACATTATAGTTTTCTTTTGCTTCATATCCTATTACCTCCCGTAACTCGTTGATTTCAAGTACCTCTGAAATGTTGATATCACTCATATAAGTTACCGGTGGCTCGTATTTAATAGATAAATCGTTCGTATCATAGCCATTATCATTTAATACGCTTTTTATAGGGTCAAATAGTAAATTCATTGTTCCTTTTACTACTGTTGCCATTACCATTTCGTATGCTATACGAATTTCATTCCCTTGTGAACTCATTTTACCTGAACTAATAACACCACTTAGACTAGGTTGCCATCTATGAGCAGTAATTATGTTCTGATTTGTTATCTGTGCTAATTCCATAAAACTTCCGTCTTGATTGTCAGCAATAGTCGTTACGGTAGCAGGAGCAGTGTCTCCATTCTTAACTAGAAACAGTATTTTTCCATTATTGCCTTCTGAAGTAAATTTACTTCGGGCTTCTTCTACAAAACTTTCCGCTTCTTCATCACTCATATCTCCATTAATTTCAACAATGCTACTAGGTTGAAAATGATTTTTGAACTTGGTATTATTCCATCTTCCGATTTCATAATTTACCGAGATATCTTCTAGTGCAGCAATATAATCTGGCAAACCATAATAGTCAAACTCTGCTTCATAGTCCTTTATATGAATTACGCTTCTTTTATTCCCTTTATCCGTTATAAATGCTGGATAGAAAGGAATAACTACTGCTTCTTCTTGTCTTTGCTTGTACTCACTCCAATCAGGATGAACAATAACATTTTCTTTATCTTTTGCAATTCTAACTTTCGTTGCGTCTATATGGTATATGTTAACTCCTCCATCATAAGTTACGATTTCATAGTATGCGTTCCCGAAGGTATAGTAATCATCTACAATTCTTCGCCATACATTAAGAAAATTGTCTCCGTCTGCGTTACTATTTGTAAGATATTGTAGTAAGGGTTCGTTTTCTGTAATAAATCCACTGCCGACAGTATAAATGACCTTTTGAGAAAGAATAGAACGGTGTGTTGCAGACTTTCTCTTTAAGTCGGCTAAATGACTTGGAAAATCGTTCTGATTATTTTCTCCAAAAGGAATATAGTCGAACTGTAACTTATCTAAATTCTTTTCCTCAGCTACATTTCGTTGAGTTGTAAGGTTTAGAACATCAAAAGCAACAATTCCATTCGGTCTAGTTGTCTTTTTCTTTGCCATCTTAGTCCTCTTTCTTCGTACTTCCTATTTTACCTTCTACTTTTTCAACTTGCGGATGACCTGTTTCATAAAGTAATTTCAGAACTCCTTGTGAAATATCTCTAACCGTCATTCTTTGCTTGTTGTAAGTTAATCTAGCATCTTGACTAACACTATCTAGTACCTTATAATAAGATTTTGCCATTTTATTTATTTTTTTTATTGATTGATTTAATTCTTTTAACTTAATTCTTTTCTCTACTGCTTCCTTACTTATATCGTTGTTACAATTACAACCCATTTGCAATTATAGGTATTTTTTATTAAAAAAGGGTTGAGTTGTTCTTAAAACTTCCCAACCCCTTTCTAAAAGTAAATTATACCTACCAGACTATGCTAGAGTGTAACCTAATGCTGTTGCTATTGCACCATTCGTGTCAATCGTTATTGCTCCACTGTATTCTCTCGGATATTCTGCCATAAAACCTTTCAGTTTTACTACTGTTTCATTCGGGTCTTGAAGACCTGTTCCTGAATTTTGCTCTCCACTTGTAAACTCTAAGAATGCGTCTGGCGAGAAAACCTCGTCATATCCTATTACAAAGTGATAAGTTGGTGGTGGCGAACCAGCACCTGTATCTGCAAATGTTTCACAAACTGCAAACAATCCACAAGTTTCTTTTAATTCCTCTAATCTAGCGTTAACTTCTTCCGTAATCTTAGGAACTGAGAAACCTACCTCACATTCAACTATTGTTGAACCGTTTTCTCTTGAAGCGTTTGCTTGAAAATAAGCTGTTTCTCTATCAAACTCAAACTTCCAAACATTAAACCCTGTTCCCCCTGTACCTGTTAACCCTGCAATAGAAGAATAAGAATGTGGTGCTGTTGCTGTTGTACCTGATACATTTGCAACTTCCCCTAAATATATGGTCTTAATACCACCTCTACGATTTCTGTCCTCGCACAAGATAACATGACCTGCTGTTAATACTCCCATTTTATTTTATTTTTTATATTATTAATTAATTAACTATGCTCCCGAGTTAGCTGTTACCGTCAACTCATCATTCTTGTATTGAGCACCAATAACATATTCAAAACGGAATCTATTGAACTTGTCTTTCTTATCGTACCACATATCTGCTCCTGATACAGATTCGTAATCAGTTGCAATAACTATGTTATTTTTAACTGTTAACACTGCTAAGTGAGCATCATAATCATTCCCTACCGAAGTATCTAGTGCTGGTGGAGTAATTGTCGAACCTGTACCACCACTTGTTGCAATTACACTATCCCATAATCCCATTTCTACTACCGGAATACCTTGAAAAGATAATTTTGGAGTTCCATCTTGTAATGAAACATAAGCACCTTCCGTTCCTCCTTGTCTTAACGCTGTTCTGTAATTGTCACATAATGAACGAGAAGCAAAGATTACTAAATCTGCTCTATTTTCTAAACCTTCACTTGGCATTGCATCTACCATTGCTTGAAATTCTAAAACCGAAGTTTCTAATCCTGCAGTAGTAACTAATACTGATGGGATAGATAATTTTTGTCCTGCTGGTAATCCCGTTAATTGCTGTAAGATTCCATTATAAGCACTGAAATTAGCCGAAGTTGAAGCAGTATGTCCGAACCAGATTTGTCTTTCTAAATCTCTCTTAACACCTGTCATCATCATTTCTGCTACAATTCCTTGTATCTTAGTTCCTGAAATATCGTCTTTGCTATTCCCTGTTCTAAGTAATTCTCCTTTAATAGAATTAAAGAATACCCCTCCTGCTTGTTCTACTTCTGCTTCCATTCTTGCTACTGCAATACTTCTTTGCGAGTAATTGTTAGCACCACCAGCAATACCAGCAAAACCTGTTGTTTCTGCGAGTGTAATGTTTTGTAGTGTTCCGAATTTATCAAGTTTTTGACTTGATTTCACTCCCGTCATTATTTCAAAGTAGTCCATTGCTGAATTACCTACAAACAAAGGTTGCATGAAATACTTCATTGCATCCTCCTTTGAATACGATAGCGAGTGTGTAATTAAATTTGCCATTTTTTTCTTTTTTTATTTATAAATTATTAATTTCTTTTTATTGTAATATGTTTGCCGCTTCGTCCCAACCGTTTGTTGTACTATCAACATTTTTTAGATTGAAACTAGGGTCTTTATCTGCTATTACTTTATCACTAGTAGGTGTTGCGTTGTTTTTATTTATCTCTAACACTTTTTCATCTAGTTCTTTTTGCATACTTTCTATTGTAGCTTCATGAGTTGCAACGATAGATAAAGTTTCTAGTAACTCATCATTTACAGCACTAGTTTCTCCAATTTTTTCTGCTAGATTAACTATCTCATTTTTTACTGCTACATCATCTAAGATTCTTACTCCTTTCGGTGTTTCCTCTTTAATACCTGAAATTTTATTTTTCAAGTTCGTTAACATTGACAAGATATCATCCATAACATTCGGATTTTGTTTTTTCGTAAAGTCAACTACCCATTTTGGAGCATTTGAAAATACTGTTTCGTTAACTGCTGCAACTTTAATTGCTTCCCCTACACTTGTAATTAACCCAACTTCTAGTGCTTCGCTTGCAGTTAACCAAGTTTCAGAATCCATCATATCTATTACTGATTTTTCATCCATTCCCGTTTTGCTAGAATAGATGTTAACCATTTGTTCTTTGATTTTATCTAGTAATTCTGCTTTTTTAGTAAGGTCTTTTGATTCTCCTTGAATACCTACCGAAGGATTGTGAACCATAATAAGTGAATTTTCACTTGCAGTTATTGTATCTCCTGCTAACATAACAATAGAAGCCATACTTGCTGCTAGTCCTTCTATCTCAACATTAATGCTACCATTATGTTTCTTTAATGAGTTGTAAATTGCTATTCCCTCGAATACATCTCCTCCTGCAGAGTTGATTCTTAGATTAACATTGCAATTCTTTCCTGCTTTTGCTAAATCATCTACAATTTTCTTTGCAGTAATTCCTCCTGCACCTATCATATCGTAAATGAAAATATCTTTTGCTTCTTCTACTTCTTCTTTTTCTTCTTCCTCCTTAGGTTGATTTTTATCCCAACTTACCGAGCACATTTCTTTATCGTACTCATCAGTAACGCATCTTTCCATAAAAGTTTCCTTATCTTCATCTTCCTTCGGTACTGCCACTTCACTTTCAGGTGTTTCTGTTACTGCTTCTTCTGTTTCTTCTTCTGATTCTTCTTGTGGATTCGCTTCATTAAATTGTAAAGTACAAGCTTCTTTTCTTGCATCTTCATCTTCAAATTCTGTAATCATTGTATCGCTAGTCATACATCTATCTAGAAATTCAACTTTTGTTTCTTCTGTTTCTGGTGTAGGTTTTGGCATAATTTTTTATTTAGAGTATTATGTTCTAATTCTTTGATTGGCAAATCTAAAAATAAAAGATATACCTTTTGCGAAGAAACTACCGAGAAACATTATTCTTGATTTCAAACTTCTTCTGGTACTCATATATTATTGTCTGTATTTGTCTTTCTGATAAGTTGTATTCTATACTCATATCCATAAAAGTATAGGTCATATGCCCATTATTTTTTCTTAACTGTTTGTAAAAGTCGTTTACGATAAGATAGTTTCTAATTATAATCGGCTTGATTAAACCATGCTGTGAAAAGTGTAATACTAAATCCTTTATCGTAGCATCATTTCCGAATCTACTTGCTAGTTCTTCTCCTACTAAATCGCAGAATCGGACAACCTCTTTTATATTATTTTTCTTTCCCATACATCATAGATTATTGTACTCCATAATTTAATTATCGTTGTTTGACATACTCCGCACTCTACATCACTTTTGTTAAATTCAAGCGTAATACCTGAAAAGTATTTATTGTAAAAATTGAATAGTTTTAGAATGTATTTTGTATGGTGTTTATTATTTTTAGAAAAGTAGTCGGCATTCGTTTCAAATACTTCTTGTATTTTTGAACGTTCGTTTTCGTCCACTAATACTGCCCTTTTTATATGTTGATACATTTGTCCTTCGTCAATTAAATTAGCCATTACCATTTTCCTTTTGGGCATTTTGACATTTTCAAATAGGTCTTTTTTGGTATAGAACATTTACAAATACCACAACTTTGTTCTTTTATAATACCCAACCATTTGTCTTTTATGTACTCACATTTGGTGCAAATATCACGTCTGTTTTCTATGATTTTAATGTCCGCTTTCATCCTTTTTCTTATTTAACATAATATATTTTACAAATTTTCGCATACCTAGTAAATTAAGCTACTTTTCTTTTTAATACTAGTTGTCATTAAACTAGTCAAAGTCCAGCAGAAGTCCTTATTTTCGTTGTGCATACAATCTTTCATATTAGAAAGTTGCTCTACTTTCTAAGATTGAAACGGTGTTTTGTGTACCTGTTATATCACTTTCTGTCACTGTTACTCTTTGGTGTGAAAGTGCATTTGCAATACCATTTATATCTTCTTCCGTTAACAAACTTCTCTTTTCCGCTTTTGCCAAAGCACCCAAAACTAGACCTCCATCAGCAAATCTTTTTCCTCCGCCCATTGCATTCATATTACTTAATTCGTTTCTAAACATTTCTGTAGAACGTTTATTAATGACTGCTTCTCCTCCTTCTAACTCGGCAACTGTACCACCTACATTGAACTTTACTCCTCCTTGTGCGTGTGAATTACCATGAACCATACCTCCATCTGCAAAAGTTGGAATGATACCACCTTTAGCACCTTTGAACTCGGTTTGCTTAATTGCCTTTATTTGCTTGTTCGTTCTACCTATTTGTACTCCGATTAGACCTAGCTTTATGATTGCGTCAATAACAGGATTAGAAGTTATCTGACCACTCCATATCCTCATGATAGCCATAGCTCCTGCCATTTTTGCTTCACTTGTTTCTAATTCTTTGTTTCTTTCAAACTCGGTTTTCTTTAATGTAAGAATTTTACCGTCATGCTTTGTTTGTATTTTCTCTCTTGCAGTAGCTCTTTGCTCATTTGACATCTTTTCTGCTGCTTTACTCTTATCAAAGTTTTCTAATTCTGTATTTTTGGCTGTATTCAAATTATGCATTTCATTATCAAACTCTACCTTTGCAAGTTGAGCGTTACCTGACATACTCATTGATAGCATATCTAGTGCAGAATTTGCCATAGCAAAAGAATCTTGTACTCCTTCACCCCACATAGCTTTTTCTAGTGGAGATTTTTTATCTTCAGGGTCTTCTAAACTTGCTTGGAATTTTTTTAATTGACCTTCTAGTACACCTAGATTTACTAGTTGTTGGTCTGTTAACTTTTGGTCGGCTGTTGCTTGTGCGTATATTAAACGAATCTTCATTTCTAACTGTTTAATATGAGAATTATTGTATTCATTAATTGCTTCAGTTTTACCTTCAAGCATTTCTAGATAAGTTTTATTTGCAGCTATTTCTTTCGTTAAACTTTCAACAGAAGTTTCGATTACTTTTACTTCTTTATCCTTTGTAAGTTCTATTTCCTTATCTATTTTAATTACTTCTTTTTTTGCTTTTACATATAAGTCAGAACCTATTACCGCAGTATTAACAATTTTAATTAACTCCGTTCTCTTAGTACCTAGTTTTTCTATCGTATTTGTTTCTAGTAACATAGCATCAGCCAAAGATAATATCTTTGCCTTTAATCCACCTCCACTAGAAATCTTCTTAATTATTTCGTCAACTATTCCCCCATATTTTGCAATATCTGCCGTTGCTTTATTTCTTACTGTGTTTTGTTTGTTTACTACTATCCTTAAATCTGTTTCAGTATTAGCCAAATCCCTATTCATATCTGCCAGAACCTCAGCACTTATACTTGCCTGATACTCCCTTCTCCCTTTTTCATTTACACTTTCGGCAACTTGTTCAATTACCTCCCCATTCTCATTTAACATTTTTATCGAGTTCTTAGAGTTCTCGATTGATTGTTTCGTTTCGCGGCTCCCTGTCTTATTTAATTCATTTAACCTGTTTTGTTGAATAGCAACTTCTCCTTTTTGTTTTGCTAATTTCTCATCTAGTGCAATTTCTCTAATTAATAATTCTTCTATTTCGGTTTCAGCAATTTTCAAAACTAACTGTGCTTTCAGTTTGTTTGTAACGTCATCTACTGCCGTCCCCATTCTCTGTTGAAGTTTAATGTAATCATTTGTGTACTTAACAGTAGTACCGAACTTTTGATTAAACTCATCTAGAGCTTTTTGTCTATCCCCTTCTGCTAAGTTTTGATTCATTACAAGTTTATTTAACTTCTTTACTTGTACTATTTGTTGCTCATGAGCAGTATTAACCTCGTTCAATGCAGTTGCTACTTTTTCATTATGCGTAGCTCTTTCTTTTTCTCTTTGTGATACTACTTCAACTTCATCTCCATAGTCGGAAAACAAAGTAATTGCTGCGGTAACTCCTGCAATAACCAACCCCCAAGGATTCATTTTCATTGTAAGATTAAGAAGCTTTTGTTTTATTATTTGTCTAGTTATTGCTCCCGTTTGTAAATTTGTTACAATCGTAGCACCTATCATTGCCACTTTATAAGCTATAAATGCAATTACACCGGCTTTCGTCCACCTAGCAATATCTACTGCGTGTTCAACTATCCACCCCATTGCTTTGATTATCTTATCCATAGCAGGTTTTAATTCTTCTCCTAATAGAATTTTCTGAACAGTCCACTCCCCATTCAACCTAGCCATTTGTTGTTCTAGTGTTTCTTGTTGCATTGCTACTGCTTTAGATAAGGAACTCGTATCACCGTAATCATCATTCACTTCCCCTAGTATAACGTGATAATCTTCTAGCTGTGCTGCCCCCATTGCCGAAACACCTGTAAGTGCTCTAATGTTTGGTATCAACTCGGTTAATACATCTGCATTATCTTCTCCTGCTGCTGTAATCTTAGTAAGGATAGTCATTAGACCCTGACTTTTTATAGCGTTCGTCCCATAAGAAATACCCATCTTATCAAATACTGCTTTTGCTTTTTCACTAGGTTTTTCTATTGCAGTAATTGTTGACTTCAAAGCTGTTGCTGCTAAGTCCGTTTTAATACCTTGTTTAGTTAGTTCAGCCATTGCTGCTAATAACTCTTGGTATGACATCCCAGCTCTTTTTGCGTGTGGTGCTACTTGTCCGATAGCAACAGATAATTCTTCTACCGTTGTTTTACCATACTTTTGTGCTGTAAAGAAAGCATTTGCAATTTTATTTGCTTCACTTGTTTCTAGTTGGAACGAATTCATAATAGTTGTCATTCCATCTACAGATGTGCTTAAATCTGTAACACCTCCTAGTGCTAGATTAGCAGCAACATTCATAAACTCTACACTTTCAGCAGCAGGAACTCCTGCAGAAACACTATCAAATAATGCTTTATTTACATCATTAATAGCAAACCCATACTTAGAAATTATATCTAGTGCACCTTTTTGCATTTCACCATGAAACTGTTCTATATCTCCTGCAGACATTAAAGTCAAAACATTTGTAAAAGATTTTTCAAACTCTCCAAAGTCGGCAGTTAACATTGTAACAACTCTACCGATAGCTTGAAATGCTATGATTGCTGCCCCAACAGCCATACCTGTTTTTGCCAAACTATCTCTTGCTCCTGCTAATCCTGATTTGTAGTTACCTACATTTCTTTGATTGTTTCCTAAACTACTATCGAATTCTTTTAACTTAGCATTGTTTTTAGTGTACTCTGCTTTCATCTTTTTGACTTCTGCAGTGTTACCCTTCATTCCCTTCTTATTCTGTTTTAGACTAGTTAAAATAGCTTTGTTTCTTGCTACCAATCCATTATAAGAACCATCTAATTTTTTAGTTGCCTGATGAGAAGCAATTAAACCTTTCTGTTCGGTATTTCTTTCAGACCTTAGATTTTTAAGTTGTACCTTTTGTTCAGCAATAGTCTTGGTATGCTTCTTATCCGTCTTATCCATCTTCTTCATAGAAGCTTCGTACTTGTTAATCTCTTTTTCTAGATTTACAAGTTTATCCGTACCTAGTATTTTCAGGTCTAATATATGTGAAGTCTTGGTCGCCATTTTCTTTTACTTTAATTTTATTATTCTATCACTCTCTTTTGTGTATAAGTCAATATACTGTCCGCTGCTGTCCTTTGTCATAAGATTGTCACTATCACTCCCCAAATACATAGAACCGTCTGCCTTCACTGTTAAAACGTTTCTGCGTGTACTTTCGTCCACTCCGCCACCAACAATTAGAATAGCATCCTTATCTTCTTTATTGTATTGTCCTAGTACAATCTGATTTGGAGTTCTAGTAACTAGGTTGTTTCCCATAACTACATTCCCATTATTACTCGGTGCTTTGTTTCCACGCATAACAGCCGAAACCGATTGTCCTCCTTCGTTTGATGCACTGCGTTTATCAGCATTGAACTTCTTGTTACCTGTGTTAAAGGTAACTACTCCATCTGTTCTCTTTTTAGTATCAAACACTTTGGGGTCTTTAGGAGGACCTGGTGGCTTTTTAGGTTTTGGAGCTGAATTATCTCGTATCTGATATTGTAATAATTCTACTTTTGTTACTGTATCTAGGTGCGGTTTGTAATCTACTATTTTATGAATCTTCCAATATGTTCCGTTCCCATCTCCATCTCCTTTTAACCATACTAGATTTCTTAAATCTAATTCAGCAATATCTCTAGGTGTTAAGTAGAAATATGCAATTCTCATTCTAGGTAATGCTATCAAGTCTTGCAATAGTCCTTCAAAGAATTTACTATATAAACCTGATTGCCCTGTGTAAGGATTGTCGTGGTAAGCTAGGTTTGCGTGTTCCTGACCAGTCGTTGGTGTTATGTTATCAACAAAAGATATCGCTCTCGGATAAATGTCAGTGTCACTTCCTGCTCCAGAGTTAGCCCAACCACCCCAAGCAGACTGCGTTCCCGTAGGTTGCATTCCTTCGTAACTTAGTATTCGTGGGAGATATCCTCCACCTACTTCAGGTTTTGGAGTTGTTTCTACATCAGCAACATATTCTCCAATGATTAAAGGAATCCAAGGCGTATCAGGGTCTATTAAGTCAACTAACTGATTATCATGAATCATCCAAGTAGCACCGAATAATGAAGTCCCATAAGTTTTTAATTGATTAAGAAAAGCTGCACCTAAATCTACAAATTGACTATGATGTGGGTAATCTAATAAACTGTTTTCATAATTTAAGTACTCATCTTTACTAGGGTCAAGGTATTTATAAAGAGCATTTCTTGCTATCATATCGGTAATGAATTTTGTTTCACTTGCCCGATTCAAGTCTAGCTTTTTCGTCCAATCAACTGCATCTATTTTCAAACCATAGAACTCATCATACGGTTCAACATACACTGTTTTAGATACTTCGTCAGTGTACCAATACAAGTTAAACAAACCTGTAAGACCTGCAATAAACGATTTCATAGTTATATCGCAAGGCAAGTATTCGTGCCAAGTAACTTCATCCCCTATATTTATTTCTGTTCCCGTTGTTATTTTGAAAGTTGTAGGTCTAGCAGTCGTACCATATAGCATATTATTATGACTAGAAGCAAAAGGGTAACCGGCATCCCACTTTGCAAACTCTCTATCTAGTATTATTCCTTTTGCATCCCAACCATGACCATTGTTATCAGTGTTATTATGTCGTATGTTTCTCCACTCTACAACTATTCGTGCTCCAGCAGGAACTACACCAGTCCATAAAATATCTGATTCCCTATAATGCCAATGATTGAACGTTCCTCCACCTCCACCTCCTCCTGCACTTCCATTCGGTGTGGTAACTGTTTCACTATCTAAATCTGTTTCTGTCCCTGGTGTACTAGCATAAGCGTTTTGCATCATACTGTTATCAGTAAGATTCCACCCACTTGCGTTCTCTATCATTTTTAATTTAATCTGTACCTTTCCTTTCCCATTACTGTTTGCAGTGCTACTCTTAAACATTGCTACACTAGTTTTGACTTCTATCGTATAAGTTGCAGTAATCGGACAATCCCAAAAGTGATACTTCATAGGATAAACATTATACATTCCTACGGGGTAACCAGCAGCACTAGAAGCTTTATCTTCTTGTGATTGGTCAGACCAATTAGTATCAGGTTCGCATTGCCACTCTGCCACTTGTTGCTTACCATATAAATCGCATTTTTCTTCATTGTAACGTGCAAACCTGTTTGCAATCCAATCATCTGCTGCTGGCGGACTCCAACCCCACTTAACTTCCATAGTTCCTGCACAGTGATTATATACAGCGTACGGTCCGTTCTGTGGGCAACTTCCCCAAGTAGCATTATATGGTCCACCATAAGGGAAGTCCCAAATCAAAAGACAGGGGTCCCACTTCTTAAATGTATGAGGCATTTGCCAAGTACAAGATTGACAAGTGCACATTGTATCTACACCATGTCCTGCACCTGTATCATTAAAAAATTCTGCTTCTGCTACGCATACAGTAGTAAGATTAGTTCCTCCCCCTAGTGTAGAAAAATTACCATGATTGAATCTTGATGGGTCGGTTGGCATAACTAGTTTCTTGAAAAACTTAGTATTCATAAAGTTACTATTAACATTGTAACCTGCTTCTTGAAAGAACGCATTAACTAGTTTTTTAATAAAGAACGCTGGAGTTTGTTCTTCTAGTCGCATTTGTTTCCAATTAGCAGGAACGTGGTCATACATATAAGTTCCCCATGCGATAATAGGAATGCAAATATCATAAGTAGGCATACCTACGGGATAGTTAACATCATCTACTTTTCTATTCGCATTATACCAATGCCATAACCCATTATGCCAATCATGAACTTGATTTAATTCAGGTTCGGTAGTTTCGCACATCATCCTACCATCCATAATAGATACCCAATTATTATTATCTCCTAGTAGTGTTATCTTGTAAGCTTTCTCTTTTGCATTCTTTGTATAAGATTTAATAGTAAAACTTCCCGTCATCAGGATTCTACCATTAACACTTACTCTACATTTTACAGTTGTATCTAGCCACTTAGTAACAGCACTAGGGTCAAGTTGGTCTCGGATAGCGTGTTGCAGTAGTTTGTTATTATGTTTTGTAGCAGGAATATCAAATGTCTTAGAGTATGAACCTGTGCTTTCACTAAGGTTTGAAATGTTTTTTATTCCAAACTGTAATGATAGTGGTAGATTGTCGCTTTTATATATATCTAGTTTTCCATTAATTACTTCCCTAGTCTTACCTTCTAGATGATATATTTCAAGAGTTACTTCTTGTGCCATTATTTTATAACTGTTTTAGGATTAGCATATCGTAGGTCAAGTTCTATCTTACTGAATGTATTGTTAAGCGGTTTTGTTTTCATCCTTGTATTTTTTACTATGACCGGAGTTAAGTGAAAATC